GGAAACCACTAGTGCTATCACATCTTGGACTTAGTTTTACAACTAGATCTGTATAAGTACTTGGGATACTTGTAAAGTCAATAGTGCTTGCACCACCTGATCCTACTGTAACGGATGCAATCTTAGTATATGTATTAGCCATTATGCCGCCTTTCTAAAGTTAGTAGTCATCAGGCCGCCAAGATTCCATAGAGTGTAAAGGTAGAGCCAGCAACAAAGTTTACAGAACCATTGTTAATAATTAAAATAGAAGTGATAGCAGAAGTAGAACGCCATAGATTGACAAGGGCTCTTGTTCGGTCACTTGCAATACCTGCTCTGGCTAAAACTGTTTTATTTGTTGTAGTATTGCTGTAATTCATTACTTGAATAATGTTTGTAGACCACTCGCCAGCAGTATCGGTTGCTAAACCTACAGCCATTTGTGTTTGACTTGACGCTCCGCTAGAATCAACAGAGGAACCAGTACCTGTTACCAAAGTGAAAGAGTAATTAGATGCTGTGTCTGAATTAAACTGGGCTTGTATAGCAGATGCACCGCCACCTCCAGACATTCTTGCACTTATTACCAATACCAAATCAGTATAGGTACCTGGGATTGATGAGAAGGTAACAGTTGCAGCGGCAGAGCCTAAAGTATTGGTTGCAATCGGTTCGTATGTTGATGGCATTTGTTACCCCTTAATTCCGTAGAGTGCAAATTGTGTGTACTGGCTAAAGTTTCCAGAAGTAGGAAAAATAAGTATGCTTGTTACTGCAGCGGTGTTTCGCCAACTTCCACTAGCATAAAGTATTGCTTGTCCAGCAGTTCCATTAGTCTCATTACCTGTTAATGTTCTAGTAGTCTTATATTTATTTGTATTTGCATAATCTAAAATATCACATATACCAACACCAAACATAGCAGTTGTTGATGCAAAATAATTTGAACGAGAAACATAGAATTTTGAATCATTTGCAGTTGCGCCTGCTGCTACTGTTCCTGGTTCAGCATAAATATAGTGGGTACTGTAATTGCTTCCAGTGTCAGCATTAAATTGTGCTGTAATATAACTAGCATCAGGACTTCTTGTAATGCCTCTAATTTGTAGATGCTGATAAGTAGCAGGGATGCTAGTAAAACTAATGCTTGCTGCACCACCGCCACCAACAGTTACAGTAGCAATAGACTCATAAGAACTCGGCGGTATTCTTACATAGTTTTGTGAAGCAGTGATTCCTAGGATTGGACTCAAGACAGATCCCCCACAATCAGAAACGTGTTACTTGCTGTGCAGATTACAGTTCCTGCAGAGTAACGTGCTCTCAAGATTGGAGCTGCAGCACTTGCACCAGTTGATGTAATGGTCACACCAGCACCTGCTGCAAAGGATGTAAGCCCTACTCCGATTGATGCCACGTTGATCTGCTGACCTGCAGTAAAGACTGATGGTGGAACTGTTACTGTCACTGCAGAAGCATTAGAAGTTGTGACCAGTTTGTTCTCAGCATCTGCTGCCACCAAGGTATAGGTAGTTCCAGTCTGAGCGTTAAAGTTTAATTGTGCTGAGGCACTGGTCGTGCCACCTACTAGATTAACCGCCATTAGTTACCCTCCGAGCCGAACGCACTAAAGGATGAAGTTCCTGTAGTTGAATAAACTGTAATAACATCTGTGTTAGCTAAGGTGATACCAGATGTAATAGCAAGTAATGACCCACTAGGCACCTGTACTCCAAATGCTATGTAATGCAAGTTAGCCAGCGTTGCACCTGCTGGACGCACTGCGATACGGATGGTATCTGCAGCACCGCCTGTGTTTGTAATGTTAAGTGTTGAAACAATCGTTGCATTAGTTGCTGTATACAGCGTTGTATCAGTTGTCGCACTAGGCGCAGATTGTGCTAAGACCTTATAGGTTGCCATTAGGATAGATCCCCAATCACTGTGAAGTTGTTACTAGATGTGCAAACAATTGTTGCTGCGCTAAACTGAGCACGTAGGTCAGGGGCAGTAGATGTAGCACCAGTAGAAGTTAGAACGCTAGTTCCATCGCTTCTAATCTGGACTGCTCCAGCGCCAATGCGCTGTACGTTAATCTGCTGGCCTGTAGTAAAGACACCATTAGGCACTGTCAGTGTCAGTGTTCCAGCATCACTCATAGTAACCAACTTGTTAACGTCACTTGCTATCAATGTGTAGTTAGCAGTCTTTGCGTTAAGAGTAAGATCTGGGATAGATGGTGTTGCCCACTTAACTCCCAGTGTTGCTGCTGAATCTGCAGTAAGGACTTGGTTATTAGTTCCAACGGCTAGGTTATCTACAACACCAGATGCTGAGGCTACGAGTAGGTCAGCCTTGGCGGTTACTATTGACTCAGGTACTGCAGCATCTGCTGTAGCTACACCTGCTGTGTAGAAGTTAAGGTCATCAGAAGTTAATACGTGCTTGACGGTAGCACCGCCAGTATGTGAGATAGCAGATGTTCCAGCACGACCACGAACAATGGTAAAGGTGTCGGTAGATACTGCGGTGATATAAACTACTTCTTCGTTTTGTGTATCTACATCTAGTGCGACTGTGAAGATGTCTACGTTGCCTGCTGCCAGCGTGACTCCACCCATAAGGGCAGAACCAGTACCAGCGGCTACAGTCATAGTGGTTGCACTGTTAGAGATTCCCGAAGCCAGCGTTGTCTCAACGCTGATGGACGAATACTTACGAGTCATTGGCTTTCCTTACCTAGCGGGTGTAGTGAATACGGATTGGATACTTGTCTGACAACTTCAACGCTTCTTCATTAAGACGCTGTTGATAGAGGGCAAAGATGTAACGAGAGGCTGCAGCTCCTGCAGATGATGGCAACTTAGAATCGTTTATATCGGCTTCAGCACTAGAGAGATTGATTCGCCCAGCGTCAAGGTAAGACAGTAGTTTGTATGCTGCGCCGAGTACGACAACATCCTTACAAGACTCAGGCAAGCCAGATACGTCAGCAAAATCATCTGTGTTTGCGTCAAGAGTATTGGGCGTGGCTGTATACCAAACTTGAATTGTACGACCAGGTTGTACGTTCTCATAGATGTTAAGTGTATTATTAGTATTGAAGGTAGCAGCGTTAGCCATACCATCTAAGCGCCAGCGATTTACTGGTAGCCATTCCTGGCTAGAGCCTGTGGTCTGCCAAGAGATAAAGAGTACGCCTTCGCAGTCATCAGGCAATGGATATGTAGTCTGAGATGCGTTAAAGGTAAATGTGTAAGAGTTAATAATCCAGAGCTTAGGATAGAAACTGTTGATCGTATCGTTGATAGCCTTCTTAATAGAGTTACGTGGGAAGGTTGGAGATAGAGTCACTGGTGCATACTGTGAATGAGGCGATGCTGTAGTTCCTTGATATCCACGACCAAAGCCTGGGATAACGTTCATTACGTTATTAGTTTTGTCGAAGGAATCAATCCACATCAGTTCATCATCAACTTCGATAATACCTTTGGCTAGGTTAGAAGATGAGCCAACGGTGATAGATGTGCTAGTAGTTGTTAAACCAGCAGGGTTAGCAACATAGGTAATACGGTCTTGGCGTAGTGCATAACCTTGTAGGTTAGCCTTTACCTCGTCTACCAGTTCGTTCAGTGTTGGCATTATTTCCTTTCATACCAGCCATCTCCCCATAGTGTGAGAAGTCTTGCGAAGTATTGTTCATATTGTGGTGCGATAGCATCTAAGGAATACAGAGATACTGCTCGCTTGTGTATTGCTACTGGGTCTAACTCTTTAACCCACTCTGTTGCTGCTGCAAACTCCATTGCATTTCTGCAACGGTATCCAGTAACACCATTAGGATTAGTTTCTGTGAATGCTCCCCAGTCTGTGGTAATCGTTGGAGTTCCACAGGTCTGTGCTTCGATAACTACATTTCCAAAAGGTTCTATGTAAAGCGTTGGTGCAAACAAGGCAGTAGCACCGCCCATTAACTTTGCTCGCTCTTCGGGACCAACTGGTCCTACCCATTCGCCATACTCAATCTTTGGGTCTTTACCAGGTCCTGCCATAATCAGCTTAAGGCCTAGTTCTTTTGACACGTGCTGGGCAATGACTAGACCTTTGCGATCTATCATACGTCCTACGTAGAGGTAGTAATCTTCCTTCTTCTCTTGCAATGGAAACATCTCAGGTTCTAAGTACCCTGGAATAACAGCATCATAGAAGTTGCCATCTACTACTGTTGGGTTTCTAAACATTGCATAGATGCTGTGCATCCAAGCGTAGGATTCAAACACCTTGTACTTACTAAACACTCCACCGTAACCCACACCAAACTCTACAGTTATGTGGTTTGGGTAAGCATCTGCTATTGGCTTCTGACTTGCTCCACCGATAATGCAGATAAAGTCTTTCTGCTCTAGCCTCTTGCCTAGTTCCTTAATGGCGTTACCATTAAAGATCTGCCAGTGAGGTAGTTCGTTATCAAAGGCTGCCTCTGTGAAGTGCTTACCAGCTAGAGCTTCTGCTTGTTGCTCTTTAGTAATGCAGGTAATTAGTTCATCTACTGGTGCTTCGTTATCCTCGCTGGCATAGAGATAGACCGTATGCCCAAGGTTCTTCATCATTATACAAAAGCGTCTAACCTTTTCGGTATAGGCGCAGTTAATGTAATCTTTAGTTGTTTGCGTATGGGGCAGGCTAATAACGTGGAATCTCATACGAGAATCCTACATCCCGCCTAACATTAGGATATCAGGCAACGCTGTTGCGTTTGTACCTGATGCACCAGTTGCACCTGTAGCACCAGTTGCACCCACTGGACCAGTTGCTCCAATTGGCCCAGTTGCACCAACTGGGCCTGTAGCACCTGCTGGACCTGTAGCACCAATGGGACCTGTCGGTCCTACGTCGCCAGTGACACCTTGAGGTCCAGTAGCACCTATCGGTCCAGTTGCTCCAACAGGACCAGTAGCCCCAGCAGGGCCAGTGGCACCAGTAACACCAGTAGGTCCAACATCACCTGTAACTCCTTGCGGTCCAGTGGCACCTACTGGGCCTGTTGCACCAGCAGGTCCTGTAGGACCAATATCTCCTGTAACACCTTGTGGACCTGTCGCTCCGATAGGTCCTGTAGCCCCTGCAGGGCCTGTAGCGCCCGTTAAACCAGTAGGGCCGACATCTCCAGTTACACCCTGTGGGCCTGTGACCCCTTGTGGGCCAGTCGCTCCTGCAGGTCCTGTCGGACCTGTCGCTCCTGTGTCTCCAGTTGCTCCAACTGGTCCCGTAGGTCCAGTAGCTCCCGTGACTCCTGTAGCGCCAACAGGTCCTGTTGCACCTGTTGCTCCCGTATCGCCCGTTGGACCTGTAAGTCCTGTGGGTCCCGTACTTCCAGTAGGACCCGTGGCACCCGTTGGGCCAGTCGGTCCAGTATTACCTGTAACACCTGTTGCTCCTGTCGTACCTGTCGCACCTGTTGCGCCAGTAACTCCCGTAGGACCAGTTGCACCAATAGGGCCAGTAGGCCCTGCTGGTCCACTAGGACCCGTAGCACCTACTCCACCCTGTGGACCTTGGTCCTGGGAAAGTTCTACACCAACCTGTGGTGTGATGTTTTCAATAACGATAATTGTGGTCAAGTTGTCACCGCTCCTGTCACAATAAATTTGCCTTCAAGAATACGTGTAATGGTTGACCCTGAATCTAATACTAGATCGTATGAGTAACGACCTGCTGCAATAGCTGCAGTAGTTGCAGCACTGAGTGTGACGTTAATACGTCCTGTCAATGCGGTAAGGACCATAGCGCCATTGGCTGTGCTTGCTACTACAGTTGTAGTAGATGCACCAACGAATGGGCGTACAGTCATAACGCCTGTGTAGCCAGTTAGATTCCAAGGAGTTGAATCGTTCTTGATCTGAAACTGGAAATTAAATGTGGTTGCTTGGTCACAGACCAAGTTATATTTAGCACTCAAGATGACACCGCTCTGAGAGCTTGCGCTGCAGGTAGTTGAAAAGTACCAGCGATGAGGTTACATACGCCATTGTAATCAAGACGATTATCGCTAGACGTACCCGCAATCGCATTTAGAACTCCTACTGTGTCTGTTAAGTTTGTTGATACTGAACGCGCCACAGCCCATTGACGAGCTGCTTGTGCTTGGTCAACCATCTCACCTGGTGCTCGATAGGTGCCACCATTAGCTAGACGATTCAGTTCATCTAATAGTGTTGTACCGTATTGTCCTAGTGCCACCTATTTACCTCACTTCTTCTTTTTACGAGATGCTGCTGCGTTATCTACTAGATTTGGATAAGGTCTTCCTGCTGCCCTAGCCCTTGCTTTCGCCGCAGTCTTTTGTGCTGGCGTTAATTTCTTTGACTTCTCTTTAGGATTTTTCTTATCCCAAAATGCTGCTTTCTTTTTCATTTGCAACTACAATCCCAAGCACGTAATGACTTGTTTATTCTTGAATTCGGATCTTTAGCTGTCTTACTAGAAGTGTTTTTGGCCTTCATCCCACACATACGACCACAGAAAGACTTACGTCTTGCTGCAGACTTAGGAGATTTAGCAGCCTCAGCCTTCTTAACTGGAGGCTTGAGATTCATACCTGCAGCCTTGGCAGAGGCACGACCTTTTGCGTTCAGGCCACCCTTTGGGTTCTTACCTGCTGCTCTCTGCCACGCTGGAGACTTTGCCATTACTTCTTCTTACCCATTCTTTTCTTAGTCATCTTTGCTTGAGACATTGCAATAGCAACCGCTTGTTTGCGGTTTGTAACTACTGGACCTGTGCTAGATCCTGAGTTCAAAGTACCAGACTTAAACTCTTTCATTACCTTAGCAACTTTCTTTTTCTTAGCTGCCTTCTTCATTAGCACTTACACGCTTTGTCTGACTTACCGCACTTGCGGCACTTACCAGGTTTTCTGACTGCCATTTACTTTGCTGCCTTTCCCATTGCACCTGTCTGAAGTGATTCATATGATGAATACTTTGATGCGTTTGGGTATTGCTTGTCTGGAGTTGGATAAGGCATTAGATCTTCTTCTAAGCCCATATCATCCATCTTGCCGTTTTCTGAATTCTTCATTACTTCTTCTTCCCCATCTTCTTCATAACCTTCTTGGCTGCTACTTTCTTACCAGTCTTCTTAGCCTTGGCCATAGCTGCTGCCTTGCCCTTTGCTGTGTATGGAAATTCTGTTCCGCCTACCATTGGCATAATATGCTCCTTAGTCTTTGAATGTCATTGAGATACCATCGAAGGCTTTACCAGCCTCGTTGGAAAGTTGTACTGCTGCATCTATATCTTTACTCTTTGTTGAACGTGGCTCTATGCCCTGTCTTGTAGCATCGTAGTAGGACTGTAGTTCCTTATCGTGCTGCTTAGCAGTAGGTATACCCTTGTGATTAGCCATACCTACGCTCAACTCTAGTTCGCCTATCTTGCAACCAAAGCATCCTTCGACGTACTCTGGATGCGTTGTGCGTCTATGTAAACTCATACTGGAGTTAACCAACTTCCATATCCTGCAGCGGTAAGTACTGCTGCTTGCTGATCTCCAATGACGTACTCGTGACCACCGAGGAAGTAGTAGTCACAAGCTGCCAAGTCATCTTGGCTTGGAGTCATATTGATAACAACATTGTTACCAGTTACTAGCAATGATTGTCCACGTGGAATATCTGTAAGGCTTGGTGCAATAGGTCCATCAATAGTTCCGCCAACAAGACGACGACCTGCAAGACGTGAGTATGGAGTGAACTCGTTATACCCTGCGCCCCAGGTTTGCCACTGGTACGGAGTTGTTAATGTGTATGGCATATCCAACCTTTCCTAAGTGACAGAGGGCGGGTTTCCCCACCCCCTGCCGAGCAATAACGGGAATTATCCGTTTGTTGCTGCTGACTCAATGCGATAGAGAGCAGCTTCACGAAGGCGAGCAAAGCCTCCGAAGTAGTACCAACCGATTGTGCGGAAACGACGTAGAGCGTCGATCTCTGGACCGATAACGGTTGAGATATCTGCTGCCTGTGCTTCAGCCAATGCTTCACGACCTGCGACGATTGCGCGGTAGTTGTTGGTGAATGTAACTGTACCTGTTGCTGCAACAGATGAAACTGTCTGAGCAAGAGCGTACTTGATTGTTGAACCTGTTGTACCAGAGATGGTTGTGAAGGTTCCGTTGAACAACGCGTTAGATGAAGCAATTGTAACAACCTGTCCAACTCCAACACCGTGTGCTGTAGATGTAGTGATTGTTGCGTTAGTTCCATCTGCAGCAACGTTAGTGATTGCTGTACCAACTGTTGTTGAGATAAGGCCGTTTGACTGTACAGCACCATTTAGGACACGTGGTGTCTCAACGATGAATGCACCTTCGATTACGCCTACTGCACCAGCAACGAACGGTGTACGCTCAACGTACTTTGTTAGCTCCTGGAATCCACCTGTACCAGTTTCAGCGCGAAGATCGGCTGACTGACGTGGGTGTAGGTATGCAGCATATAGTTCGCCCATACGAGGCAATGCCTTGTTTGTGCGAAGTGATACTACAGCGTTGCGGATATCTGCAACTGTCATTGTATCTACAGGTAGAACACCTGAAGATGATGTTGGTGCAGAACCTGATGGACCGTTTGAGTAGATCACGTTAGTTCCTGCTGAGAGGACCTGACCTACAACGTTATCAATAGAGTCTGCTGCGTTGTATGCGATGATGTCAGCAAGAGCTGAGTCAACATCGTTGAATGAAGTTAGGTTTAACTTCTTTGTTGTTGTTACTGCTGAACCGTATTCGTTCAGAGTTACTGTAACCTGTGATGGGTTACCTAGTGCAATGCTTGATACATCTGATGCTTCGCTCAATGTAGAAGTAGCTTGTGCCAAATCTGAGTAGATTGAGAAAACAACTGATGATCCTGGCATAGCCTGTTGTACTGGCTTCACGTCAGCAAGTGAACGCATAACAGGAATGGAACGTAGTGCCATTCTTACATACTGATCGTATGCTGTTCGTACGAGGTTGCTGATTTCGGAGGTGCCAGTGGGGGTACCTTGTGGTACTGCCATTTGTCTAGCCTTTCGTTAGGATCGGATTTTAGAGTCCAGACATCCTAATGATTTCATCCAGTTCTTCCTTGCTGTTTGCATTTACTAACTTGTGCATAACACTGTCATTGTGACCAGGAGATGATCCTGATTCAACAGCATTAGTCATTCGTTTATATGCAGCAGCTTGGGCTGGATCTACATTAGGTGTTGCCTGGTTTTGGTTTGTTTCAATACCGAATACATCGGCATAGTCTTCAAGCCATTTAGATACAGACTCTTCAGTTGGGTCTATATCCTGTGGGATAAATGAAGCAATTTTGCCATTTACCCCGCGACTTTCGAGGGCATCTTTGATTGCTCGTTCTCTTTGCGCTTTGTTAAGACTTTCAAACTGTGCTTTTAGTTCAGCCAGTTCCTTGTCTTTTTGCTTAGTAGCTTTACGCAGTTGTTTTACAAGGTCATTGCTGCTGTCTTCCATATCGAAGTCATCATCCTCGTAGTCATAATTGGACATAGGTCCTTCTCCCGTTCTTTGTTAGATTGACGCAGGCCTCATATTCACCTTGGGGCGGGTGGTATGGCTCCTACTACTGGTATTGTTGTCGCTCCACTAGGCCAGTCGTTCTAGTGGCAGGCTTTATTTATTTAGAAATTGCCAGCACGTTCTCTAGCGATTGCACCTACACCAGCCCTACCGCTAAATGCGGAGGTTTCTAGTTCGGTTAACTTCTTGCGCTGTCTTTGCGCTTCTACTTGACCAGGAAGGTTGAAGATTTCCTGTTCTGCAGTTGCCTGTGTGTAAGGCCCCTGCTTGTAAATATCTGCTAGTTGTGATGCACGTGGAACAATTTGTGCTGCAGTCTGGTAGCCCTGATCTGCCTGTTCCTTAGTGACACCGTAGCGTTGTAGGTACTCAGCATCTGCAGCGCTTGTAGTTAGACCAGCACGTACTGCTGCTCCACCGATTTCTGCTGCTGTTACCTTACGCTTAATATCTTCGATAGCCTTAGATGGATCGAGTGTATAAGCCAAAATATCTCCTTGAGAGATGCCTGGGTAAAATGTTCTAAGAGCTTGTGCTACCTCTGGGTTAGCGTTGATAACACGCTTTTGTGCAGTAGAGATACGGTCTTCAAGTTCTACATCGCTAACATCGGAAGCAATTAGTTTTTCAAATCCTTCTTGACGACCCATCTCACCACGTGTGTAGTAAGTCTCTGGCAGTCCATAGCGACGCATAATGTCTTGGTAAGCATCTTCTTTTGCAATATATTCTGCTTCGGATATTGCACGAAGACCCTTGTTAATGCGCTGAGCATTAGCTGCAAAACGCTTCTTATAGGCATCTGTCTGACGTAAGCGAAGCGTGAACTCTGCTGGAGAAATACCTTCTTCAATAAATGTTTTAAGGTCTGGCACTAAAGCACCTACACCTAAAGCCTCAAATTCACTGTAGAGTAAATCGTAAGCAGACTTTCTTTCTGCTTCTTGCTTTCCGCTTTTTGCTAAAATCTTTGTTGTTCCATCAGACATAACCGCAGTTACGTCACCAGTTGTTGGGTCTGTATAGGTGCTAACAACTGTCCCACCTGAACTAAAATTTGATGTGTTCACATCTCCTGAACTAGAAGCAACAAAAGCATTTCCAGAAACATCTACAGAATCATCTGATCCTTTAGGAATTATTGTTCCGCTAGGAGTTGACTGGTATCTTGCACCTAAAAAACCAAAATTGCCAGGAGAATTTTGGACAATAACTTGTCCTGTTTTTTCATCAAAAGCATAACCCGTCATACCCTTAAATGGGTTGTAATTAATTGTATCTGTCTCACTACCACCGATAACATCTCTTATGTTTTTAGGTAGGTTACCGTAGGTTGCTTTTGTAACAGTAATAGCACGACTGCCTGGGGTGTAAGTCACGCCTGTTGCTTTATCTTCTACTTGTTCAACGCCAGGAGGTTCAACAACCACAATATCTGGTTGATTGTAAAGTCGTCCACCTGGTAAATAATCTTGTGGAGTTACTATAAATTCAGCCATTATCCTTGGAATCCTAACTGTTGTAGAACATTAAGTGCGATACCTGAAACTTCTTGACGAGCATTGTTGGTATACTGCCAACGTGGGTCCTTGCGTAGCGCACGTTCCCAGTCGTAGATAGTCATTTCTTTTTCAGGACCAATTGCAGAACGTAGAGTCTTGTCATCTAGTCCAATAGTCTGTGGATTAACTTCAAGTACAGAAGCCATAACATTCTTGTATGGTGAGTAGATAGTCTCTAGGTCAACGCCGAGATCTAGTAGTGAACCAACCTTCTCAGGTAGACCCAACTTTGCAGTCTGGCGAATAACATTCTTAAACGCATCTGGTGACTCACCTTGGAGAATCTTTGAAAGCCAAGTCTGAGCTTGGGTTCCAAACTGCTTATCAAAGTCAAGACCGTTAGCTGCAGCAGTTGCCTTAAGTTGAGCAAGAGCACCACCTGCAGCGCCACCTAAAGCCTTGCCTGGTGCATATGAAAACTTAGCGCGAATGAGTCCATCTACTAAAGATGAACTTGCACTGATTCCCATAGACAAAGCATTGCTAACTATGTCGTCAATCTCATCGTTGCCAAGTGTCACACCTAACGCAAGAGCGCGGTCTGCAATTGACTGACGGATATCAGCAGTTTGACCTGCCTGCTTAGTTCCCTTAAAACGTGAATCTGTACGAAGCAGTGCTTCAAAGTCTGAAAACTTCATACCACCTGCATCGGTAAATGCCTTGGCAAGTAGTGGGTCAGTAGGCTTAATGCTACTTGCAGGAATATCAAAGTACTGAGACATCAAGTTAATATAGTTACCATATACGCCGTTAAGGTCATAGCCATTCTTGAGCAAGTCCTGAACGAACTTGTTCTGGCCCTGTCCTGCTCTTTGACGAATCAAAGATGAGAACTTATCAACGCTCTCACCATTGAGAATAGCGTTTAGCCAAGTATCCTTCTGGTCTGCAAAATCTACATCAAGATCAAAGCCGTTGTTCTGGGCTACACGACGCAGCGCTTGTAACGCTGTGCCTGCTTCTCCACCTACGGCTGCTGTTCCAAACTTGCCTGCACCAGTAACAGCCTTGCGAATCTTGACTGTGTCTGCTTCGTTAGCATAGTCATAGATATCCATTGCAAGAGAGCGAGCAGTTGTATCGTCCAGATCCTTGCCTTGGCTAATTGCCTCTTCTTTGAGAGACTGAATAACTTTTTCTAGCCCACGACCATACTCAGAAGTCTTGTCTAGTTCAACAAGTTTCTTTTGATAGTTTGGATCTTCTGTCTTTAACTTGCTGACAAGTGCGTCATATTGACGCTTATAGAATCCACGCTGACGAATTGGACCAGCTTGTGTCTTAAACCAATTTGTATTTTCAAGAAGATTGATAAACTGATCTTCTGTAAAGTCATCATTAGGGTCTTCAACTTTACCCAAAGCCTTGATAAGAAGTGCTTTAAGTTCTTCATTACTCTTAAAGATTTCATCAATAGCGCCATATCTTTTTTCAGCGCCAGCTAAGGCTTTAGCAAACTGATCTCCAGTAGCTGCGGCAGTTGCAGGAGTTGCAGGAAGTCCACTTGCTGCAGCGATTCCCTCGGCAGTTGTTGTATTAACAGTACCAGTTGCAGTAGTACCTGTAGCAGCGGTACCTGTTGTAGCAGTGCCTGTAACAACTGGAGGCTTGGTTGTTGTTATAGGCTTAGGAGGCTTGGCAACAGTTACCTTCTTGCCATTCTTATCCCAAGTTTCGCCATCTAAAGTGTACTCACCTGTGACTGAATTAAACTTAGCTGTAGCAGGTACGCCAGTAGGACGGTTGCCTGTAGTTGCTGTCTTCTTAGCAGCAAGTGCATCAGCAAGTTTTTTCTTACTTGCTTTTAATCTTTCATCAAGGGCTTTAGTATCTTGACCAGAATCTTTAGCCTTTGCAATCTGCTCATTAAGAGACTCAATCATTGCCTTAGATGACTTAGCATCAGCGGCTGACTTGGCTAATGTAGCCTTCTTGTTGTAGTCAGCCTTAGCTACATCATTTGCTGCCTTGTATGCTTTCAGCTTTGCAGCTTCTGCAGCTTTTGCTGTAGCAAGTGCTGCCTTTACCTGAGCATAATTTGGAGACTTTGTTGATGTTTCATCGAATGTTCTTTGTGCCTTAAGACGTGCGGCTTTTGCTACGTCGTAGGATTCGGCTGCGCGTTTTACTTGTGGGTAGTCAGATGCTTTATACGCCATTACTTAACACCTATCGCTGTCTTGAACGCATCATAAAGACCAAAGATCTTATTCTGCTTGGCTTCATCTGTCTTAGCAATTTCTTGGTACAAGAACTCTTCTGTATCAGCACCACCTGTAGTTGTGGCCTTAACGCCACCACCTTTTGCTCTCGCATACTTGGTTACTACTGGCATAGACTTTTCGCGTTCAACAGCCTTCTTGTAAATTTCGTTGAGCTGTTCTTCTGATAGTCCTCGACCTAGAAGAACTTCTGCTGCTGCAGTTGCACCTTTGCGAATTGAAGCCTTAGTAGATTGTCTCTCCTGGATGTATGGCTTTGGAATTTCATCGCCTGTTCCCATACCTGCTCTAGTGCCAGCAACATCCTTGAGGTAACTACTTAAATCAAACTTTGTAGTAGCAAGACGCTGTGGGTCATTAGCCTGAAGCATTGAGATTTCAGAACTAAGATCTCTTGATGCAGATAGGAAAGCCTCACGTACTGTTGAGTTGTACTTGCCAGTAACAGGTACTTTATATCCAGCGCTCTTAAGTTGCTGAGCCAAAGCCTTACGTAAAATATCAGTCATAGAACCGTACTGTGCTATTAACTTCGCTTCACTTGCTTCAGTACGTGTTGATGGTACGGCTAATCCACCAGGGGTTGGAATCCTTGCTCCAGTGCCAGGTGTTGAAGAAGTGATTAACCCACCGCCACCTGTGCCAGCACCGTAATTAGCGCCAGTTAGACCTGACATCTTAGTTCTCCCTCAAGAAGTTGCTAAACAGAACAGTAAAGACTGAACTAGCATTTGGATTTGTTTGTGCAATTGCTTTTAATTGTGCAAGTGTTGACTCACGAATTACATCTCGTGCCTTAACGTCGCGCTCACTGCGTGAGTTATAGACATTGTCCTTGGCGTTGAGATACTCTTCATAGATACCAACCATTCTACGAATAGAGTTAGTAGCTGGATTGCTAACTTGTGTTTCGTTCAACATACGCTTTAGATCATCATATGCAGCCATACGCTTGACATTATTACCAGCAGAATCTGCAAACTCTTGCTGTAGTAATGGACGTGTAGCCTTGAATTCCTTTGACCAGGCATCCCAAACATCGTTGATGCGAGCACGTTCTGAGTCAGTTGCTGCTGATGTTAGAGCTTGCTCGTAACGATCACGCTCTTGGTAGAAGAAGTACTTAGACTTAGCAACCATTGTCTCCTGTAGGAAGTCACCAACGAGTTTATTCTCGCGGTAGCCATTGTCCTTGAGGAACTGGTATGCCTCCCAGCTAAAGGTTCCACTCTGTGGAATCAAGAAAGCTGCACCTTCTGGATATGCCTTGATGAGATCTTGGTTGCCATCAACCCAGTTTGCTGCTGCGTTGCTTGTCTTAAAGTTTGCTTGGAATACAGGGTCTGATTCGTTAAGAACATATGGAACCTGGTTTGGAAACAGCTTAGTCCAGTCAGCCATAGCTCTGCCGACAGGATCTGTAGTACCGCTGTACTCTTCAATGAGCTTTGAGAATACCTGCTTGAAGTTAACGCGACCATTCTCACGAACCCACTCAGCCATATCTGACTTGAGCGATGTTGTTGGTGATGCTGGTGCAATAAAGCCTAGAGCAAAGCGTGTCAATAGAACACCACTGATAGTTGCACGTAGTTGCTTCTGATACTCAGCTAGTTCACCAGGAGTTGCTGTTGCAGATGGGGTATGCCCACCTGCTTCTAGGTATGTAACTGCCTTACGGTATGCAGATGCGTACTGTGAGTCGCGTTCATCCTTATCTAGCGCTGTTAACAAACGGTTAACGTGACCAGGTAAAGCTGCTTGGAAGATAGATTGATTTTCTCCAATAGAACCAAGTGTGTACTGCTCTGTTGCCTTTACTTCCTTGGCAAGCATTGAAAGAATTGGGATATCTGACTCAGAGAATAAACCTGCTGTGTTATAGATAACCTTAAGTGACACACCAGCGATTGGACCGCTAAATGTTGGTAGCCAAGACTCTGTGTTTGCAGATGGTGTCAGCATTCGGATTGAAGATCCGAACTGCAATGGCATTGGAGAGACGAACTTATCGCCTAGTCCAAAGACACTTAGTGACTTGTTAACTGCTGCATAGACAGGGGCTACACCTGGATAGATGAAGTATGGCTCGCCTTGGTCATCGCGTTGTACAAAACCTGTGTGTGTTACACCTTCATAAGTCAGTGCAAGTTTACGCAAAGCCTCTGGATTGTAACGAACCGTACGATATAGACGACGGTAAGCATCTTCAGTAGCACGATAGAAACGTGCAAAGTTACGCATAGACCAAGCCATCTGTGTACGAACATCTGGGTTATCCACGAATGCTAGTACGCGCTCAACGCCTAACTTCTCTGACATCTCAACTACACGACGAGTTGCCTCTTCTTTACCAACCTTAGCTGTTAGATCTTCTAAGTATGGTTGTAGCTCCTTGCGGATATTAAAGGCTGCGTCAAGAACAATTTGGTCACGTGACATACGTGCATTGGCATCTCCCAGCCAATCCCATACGCGGGTATTAAGGTCTGAAATAATGTTTGCAGATTGTGTCGCTGGAATAAAGCGTGGACCTGTGATTGATTGAGGCAAGTCTGCACGTTTGGTTGGAAGCCAGTCAAGAGAAAAGTCATCTAACTTAGTAGCAAGGTCTCCCGCTTCATCTGCCTGAACAATCTTGCCTAGTAGTTCATCATTGATAGAACCATCTGCTCGTCCAAACAAAGCCTTAAGGTCATCAAAGATAACGCCTGCGTGTTGAGTAGATGTGTATGTCTCATCAATGTAGCGATCAAAACTTTGTTTGTGCTTAGGCAATACCCGTGTATCAATATGCTTAGATAGCGCTGCAACGAATGCACCACGGTCATTACCGTACTGCTTGAGCAGTTTCATACCCTCTGAGCCGATTTCATCACTGCCTTTGGCCACAATCTGGAACGCCCAAGCGAGCTTTCCTTCTTGATCCACTGGGCTTAGCTGTACGAAAGAGCCATATTGACGGGCATAGTCTTCACCATCAATTGAGAAGTCAACTACTCTGCCCTGCTTACGGCTTACTTTAGTAGCACGTGAGAAGAAATCGTTACCAGCGTTAAGGTTATATGCACCTTCGCTAGCAGACTTGAGTAGGTTCTCGAAGTCTCCGTGCATAGCAAACTCATATGTAAACTGGTCAAAGTCTTTGCCAAAGTTACCAATTTGTGCGTCATCAAACTTATCGCGTAGCAATACCTCAGCAAGCAACTTGCGCTTTGCCAGTTCTTTCTCTGCAGAGTTCTTGAAAGCACCTACTGTTATGATTTCATTGCCATCAACAACTTCGCGCTTAACGCCATTTTGAATATCTTTGAACTTGCCTAGGATTAGTTCTTTATCTTTGCCTTTTGCATAGCGATTGAACATACCTAGTGCTAAATCATCTTCAGTCATACGAATCTTTGTAGCAAGACGACGAGATCTCACTACAGATCCAACAGACTTGATAGCACCCTTGCCATTAGATAGATAGAAAAGGTAATCTTCCAAAGCATTACGTACTGGGAAACGTGGACCTGCTAAAGTACCTGTAACGAATGTGCTAATAGCATCATCTGCTGCCTTTGAGTACTGAGCGCCCCATAGTTTTGCTAGGTATCCATCACGTGCTGCGAAACGATCTAGTTGCTGTGGGGTAATAAAGGCAGAACGGTCATTGAGTTGGTAAACATAAGCTGCTGAATCAAAGCCATCAATCTGTGATGGGATAATTCCATCAGGATTAGCGTCATCAAACACACGATTGGTGTAAACAGCGTCACGTCCTACAGTTCCTAGCGTCTCTAGGAGCCTGCGACCACCTGCTACACCACGAAGTCCACGTAATTCGCCTACTGCAGACTGTAAACCTGTAAACATCTCACGACGTTGAGCAATATTACCTGCTTGGTAGGCATCACCAAGCTGACGTGCTGCGTAACGACCATAGATAAAACGTGCATAACGCTCAAATGCGATATGAGCCTTTGGAGATGCGTGGTTTCCAAGCTCTGCCATATCAGGAATTAATGCAAACTTGCGAGTGATGTTATCTAAACGCTTGTTAATACCGAATACAGAAAACTTATTGTTATATTTTTCTTCAGATGCAGTCAAACGTCCAGCGGTACGGATACCTGCTTCGATAGCAGTCTCTCCTGGACGACCAGCAAGTGACTCAATAGCAGCTTGTTGTACACTAACGCCACGAATATCTGCCTCATCAAAGACGATATTGCGTAGAAAGTTTGTACCATCTTCGTCAAGATTAAATTTACTATCTACTTTTGTGTAAGTATCAATTACTTTGCGACGAGCAGGACTTAAACGTGGCATAACCTTGATTTGAAATCCTGGCTGTCCGTAGAATAAAGGTTCAATACGCTCTGCACTTGATAGAAATGCCTTGGCTGTATTAGCATCAAGGATGCCACCGAAGTCTTGGTCAGCAAACTTGATAAGTTCGCTATCTACTCCATTGGGTCCAAAGGCTGGATTCAAACGACGAAGTCGTCCGATACTACCTGCAACATCTTCACCAGCACGACGTGCATCACGATACTCAGATAAAGTTTTTGTGTAATCATCCCAGAAACGAACAACGCCAGGATTAGTAAAAGCATTTTCTACTTTTTCTGCTGTACCAACTGTCTTAGATAAGGCAAACTTAGATGCTTGGTATGCTTTACTAGCCTTACCAAGAAGAAGTGTTGGGTCTGCGATGATACGAAAAGCTGCATCTGTTGAACCTGAGATCCAAGTGTATAAACCACTTTTACCTTCAAGGTCTTTTGGAAGAAAAGCGTTAGCAAGTTGACGACCTGGTGAGTACTTAGCAGCGTTAACCTTTGCTACTACCTCATCCATCAACTTGTCTCCTTCAGGCTGTGCTGCCTTAGAGACTAATAACTTTTGGTTGTCGTTTTGTGCTGTAGCAAGAATCTTATCTAAAGGTATTCCAGATGAAATCTGTTGTGCAACGTATACGTAATCTTTACCGTATGTAGACATTGCCTTTTCAATACGACCTGGATTAAAAGCCATTTCGCCATTAGCGCCAGACTTCTTCCAAGCCTCTGCAAGATCTACTCCTTGAGTAGCCGAAATAGCACCAGCACGATAGGTGCGTGTTACTTGGTCTGATGCCCAGTTAGCTGCATTAAATACAGCCTTAATTGGTTCTACAATTGGACGTGAAATAATATAAGCAGTTTGACCAATCCATCCACGACGTGGAGACTGGTCATCTTCGCCACCGAAGAATTCTGCCATCTTCTTTTGCTTCTCAGGATTCATTTGAGAAAACTGATAAGCACCTACCTGTGCAGGTAGATTGGAAAGTTGTACGTGTGTTGAGTACATATCAGACAAAGCATTGATCTGATTCTTTTGAGATGCGTTAAGCCCAGCCTGCTGTGCAGCCTGGTAAATGTTTCCTTTATTAAGGTTCTGACCCATTAAAGTCCTCTGGATTGTGCTTGCTCGTAGAGCGCTGCGATTTCTCCATTAGTATCGTAGGGAAGCATTGTTGCAAGGATCTGAGATAAAGATTCCTGTTGTGCCCTCATACCTAATACCTCTGGTCCAGGACCAGGTCCTATTCTATTGCCTGCCATAATGTCTTCGCCAGGGCGAGCTGAGTCGGCAAACAGTGGAGTTAATGCTTGTTGGCTCGCAGCGGCGCGAATATCAGCGACTGGTGCTGGAGTTGCAGAAGGCTTAGCGGTAGTTGGTGCACCTGCGATATCTTCTGCCATTGCCTTGCGATCACCGTAATTTTGTGACGGTGGTAAATCTTCACGTACGGAGAACTTTCCTGGACCGCCTATTTGTAATGGGCTATCTACCATCGGTATCCTCCTGAATCGTTTCTAAATCGTTTGTAAATTGTTCCCATACTCTGCCAACTTTAGATTGACGGTTAGCGTGGTAAATTGCTATTTCCATTATTTCTTCTGTCAGTGTATGTACAGATCCTGCGATGTTATGTACAAAACCTGACAGGCTTACTAAAAAATCTGCGAAGTGTACTGGACGCGGAACATCGTTGTTATTTTTATCCACGCCCAGTACCTCCGTTAATTAGAATTTTCTTAGCCCTTCTTTACAGAAGTTCCTCTGCGACCTGCTGGCATCATTGATGGTACCACCTTGCCTGGTCCTGCTGGCTTGGAAGTATCCTTCTTGCCCTCAACAGGCTTTGACATTGGTGCTGCTGCACGTGATCCTTGATTCATTTTACACCTCCCTCAGTTATGCTGCGCCGCTTATAGAAGCTAGCAGGGTTGCTATATCTGGACGTTGTTGTGAACCAGCAGCAGGGGCCGCTCCGCCTTGTTCTGGAGTTGGCTGCGAGGCACCTACGGGGGCCGCACCTGCTGCTGGAGTTCCTGGTGCGCCTGGCATCATAGGCATTTCTGGCGCTTCTGGTTGTTCTTTAGGTGCAAATGCTTTACCAATAATGTTTTCTAACTGAAGACCCTTTTGGCGACCTTGAATAACTTCTGCAATACGGGAAATGATTTGGCTTGGATCTTGGCCTTGCGCTGCAAGAGCTGGAATCGCCTGAGCGTACTGAGCAACAGCAACACGCAAAGAATCGCGCATCTCTTCAATGTCAACACGTTGTTCCTCCTGCGTAACATTAAGCTCCATAGGAATCTCACGACGTACATAGTCACGAGATACGAGCTTATCTGAACGCATTTGTAGTAGAGCGATGATTGCACGGTTTGGATCCATACCAGACATAATGCCGTAACGGACATCTACGCCGTAGTTACCTGCAATTTGCTTTGATGGAATGTACTTCATATTGAATGGAGTACCGTCGTCAACGCCCTTGATTTCCTTGGTCATATTGCCAAAGATTTTTTCGTCTACTTCAAAACATAGAGATACTAGGTCAGTAAATAGACGAGCAAATTGTGCTTGTGCTGCCTTGATCTGTGTATCAAAGCCAGCTTGTAGTGCTTGTACGCCGCGACCTGTAACGATAGATGCGTCAATGTTACCTGAGCGAGTCTCTGGGTAGCGAGCACCTGTACGTAGTTCGCGTTCTAGGACACCAGATTCTGTAAAGACTCCAGCAGGTAGTTCTAGTGGAACACGACGAATGCCTTGTGGGTTAGCAGAACGCATAATCGCATCAGGTCCCAATGCAAGTTCTTGCACATCCTGTGGGATAGCAATAGGTGCTTGGATAGATTTCTCTGCTGCTTGGATCTGCAACACTGCAAAGCGAGCACGAGCAAGCTGCACTGAGAGAACATCATCAAACTGTCCACGTGCTTCGCCATCAATAGATGAACGCATAGCTACACCTGCTAGGCACTTGCCTACTGGATTAGGTGTATTAGATAGAACTAAGTTCTTACGCTCTGGAAGGAAAATAAGATCTTGGTCTTTATCGTGGTAGCGAACTAGAGATACATAAGGAGAACCTTGACCGTAGACATTGCGTGGCATAATCTGGTCAGCAAACTCTGGGTACTGAGCTGCAAGGCTTTCTGCATCTGTTTCAATTATTTGTGAGATCGAGAGGGTACGACCAAATCTATCAACTTCAGGATATACACCAAAAGGATTAAGCAGACGTATTCTCGGATTATTGGTTTCATAGTCCATCTCAATAATTGCTGGCAACATACCGTAGGTATTGAACCAGTCAGCACCTGTGTACATCTGAATTTGTAGTTCAGATCCACTGACGAAAAAGTTTGCAATGCGTGTACGTGTATCTGCAGCTTTACGTGCAGAGTCTGAAACCATATTGGTAGCAGCGCAGTTAAATGATGGCAGTGGTGCCATAACTTCTGCTAAGTCACGTGCAGCTACATCTACGAAGTTAGCAACTAGAGGCTTTGGGTATTCCTCTGAAAACATCGCAGGGTAAACCTTTGAGATGTCTCCCTGGCGCACTGAGAGAACGTCGCGCATTCTCTGGTCACGTGCGGCGTAGCGTGTTTGTAGACGTGCTACTTTAGCTACTACCTCTTTAGTTGATAACAATGGAATTCCTTACTTAGTCTTCTTCTTAACTTGTTGCTTAGACTTAGCAACAGTTTTTGGCTGAGAACTAATCATCGATCCAGAAACGCGTGGTGTGGTAGAAGCAGTGCCAGTAATTTTTGTCTTTGGCATTTGCTTCATTTTTTCATTTTTCTTACTTGCTGCAGTTCCACCTGTAGTAGCCTTAAGCATTCTTGCTTCGGCTGCTTTCTTTTCTGCACGTGCTACTGAACCCTTAGCGCGAGCAAGAGCGCGTGACTGGTCTAGTACACGGCGTGGGTTAATTACGTTTCCTGCTGCTTCTTGTTCTCTTGGCGTTAGACGAGCAGGCTTTGCTAGTGCAGAAGCAATGCGTTGTGACTTGCCAGTTGTATTTTGTGTTAGAAACAACTTACGTTCCATAGCGCTAAGTTTTGAACGTGATGATGCCATTATTATCTCCTTATTAGATGAATGTACGATCTTTTTCTGCGAGCAATTCATCTATATTGATAACTGTTCGCTTACCCTGTTCATAACGAGACAGGAATGGATTTTTCATATGGTGGGTAGCGTGGATACCTTGGTTGAGCATCTCACGTGCGCGGATCTCACAGAACCACAGCGCCATCACCATATCTGTTTTACCCTTAGTCGTTGGGGACCAGGTAATTAACTGCTCAATCATTGCCTTAATGTTTTCCGTTTGGTCACTAGGCATATGAATTAAATTGTCGCGGTGGTGCTTTCCATCGTGTTGCTTGGTGCCAAACAATGTTGACATAGACGCAACACCGAAACCCGAGTCCCACTTGTTGTTACCCGTGTGATGCTCTCGCAGTAACACGCCTCTGGATGCAAGGTTGGCACGGATGCCTTCGTCTTGCGTAAGGAATGATTGAAACGCATTCTTCTCCACGATCCATTCACTAGGACTATAGAGGGTAGTCCAGTCAAAAATTAACTGACGTATCTGAGCAGGCGTTGGCCTAGTGATTTTAATAGCATCCACGATATAACGTTTGTGACTAACGCGATCAACAGCGTAACAAACGGCGGCTGTATCACCAACCATAGCGGGATCAAGACCACAAATAAAAGAAAAGCCATTAACATCACGCGGATGGCCTGGGTGACCAGGAACCAAACGACCTGCTTTACGCATACCATCTATAGAACCTCTCACACATACTGGGTCAAAGATGGCATCATCTGAAATATCTTGCTGCTGGTAGACCAGCGCCCAAGTAGATGCGTCCATAGCTTGACGTTCGTTGTAGAGGTTACGTCCATTCCATCTAGGATAGAGGCCGTCCTCATTCAAATCTGATTCTTCTTGCCCATCAAATGGAGCATCCGATGCTGGCCAGAGGGTAACCCACTTGTCAGGGTCCTCATCTGTCTCCAGCAAAGCTGGCATCGCTAGGTACTTCCAAGGAACTAAGCCACCTGGATAGCGGTCTGGGTTACGCAGCTCTCTATAAAGGTCAACTGCTGCCACACGGGTTCCAATGATAATTAATTTACCAGTAGGGTTCAGACGAGAACGTACGTCCTGGGTCAACCACTTGATCTGGCGTTCAAACTCATTGGCGTTTTTGAGAGTAACCGCGTCATCCACGATAATCATATCGGCACGTTTACCGTAGATCTGACCACCGATACCAACGGCCTCGATATTCGGGTCCTTTTCAGAGGACTCACGAAGCTCATCACCAAAGGTGATACGGGTCGCCTGCCAGGAGGCAGACTTAGAGTTAAACCCTACGCCAGCAGCATAAGCATTTTGAAGGTTCTCATACATTGGGTGAGTCAAACGCTGCTTGAT